TGTAAGCTATCTTTGGTATAATTTTCTTCCAAATTAGAGAAGGATAAAGGTTTATTTTAGTTTATAGTGTTATATATTAAACATAATATTGATATTACACCATTTACATTTTTTATTTTACATTTGCGCCGTAACCAATTACAAACGTTATGGCGCATTCTTTTTTAAAGCAGTATTCAAAGCAGTTCCGTATGATAAAAGTTCATTATATGGACTTTGAAGACTGTTTTCATGTGAAGACATTCAAGGATTGTTCTCTTGTCGAAGCTTCTGACGTTTTTAAGGCTTATGCCCGTGCTTTTGGTTGGACTTTCTTAAGCTATGAAACATTTGATTATTAACCTTTAAATATTTTGTTTATGAGTATTCCTGTTCTTTTGAAAGATGTGAAATTAGGTGATTATTTTTCTTTACGTCCTGGTGGTCCGTTGTATGTTCGTAATCACTATGTTCGTGAGTCTAAGCGTTATTCTATTTCACCCTATGAGGATGTTAATCGTGAATTGTTTCGAAAAGGTTCTTTAGTTGTTTATATTTAAATATTTCAGTTATGGATAATCAGAAAATTTACAAAACTATTGAAATTATAGTCAAGGCGGTATTAGCTATTGCCGCCTTATGGCTTTGTGTCTCATGTACCATGTCTATGAGTATCAGTAAAAATAATATGAACAGTACCCAATCTACAGAACAGTCACAAGCAACATCTGTGGATAGTACAAAAGTTGATGTTGATTATAAGTAATGGCGCTATTTAATCCCTTTTGTAATTGTCTTAATCCGAAAAGGATAGTTAACCCTTATACGCATGAGTGTATGACTGTTCCTTGTGGAAAGTGCAAAGCTTGTGTTCTTGCTAAAAATTCCCGTTACTCGTTTCAATGTGATTTAGAGAGTTACTGTTCTATGTATACCGTTTTTATTACTCTCACCTACGCTCCTGACTATCTTCCTGTTGCTACTCCTGTGTGTGTGAATGGTGACCCGGATACTGATTTGTTTTGTCGTTATGATTTGGTAGAGTTTGAAACGGGTGAAAGTCTCGGCGAATTTGATTATGAGGTTTCGCGATTAAAATTACTTCAACAGAAGTTCAATCTATGCGGTTCTATCCCCTGCCTTAGAAAAACTGATTTACAATTATTTTTAAAAAGATTACGTTACTATGTTACTAAACGATTGCCCAAAGAGAAAGTGCGTTATTATGCCGTTGGTGAATACGGCCCCGTACACTTCCGCCCGCATTATCATCTCTTATTATTCCTCAACTCAAAAGAAGCCCTACAAATATGTTCAGAAGCTGTATCTGAAGCATGGCCCTTTGGTCGTATCGACGTTCAAGTTTCCGAAGGAAAGTGCTCATCATACGTTGCGAGTTATGTTAACAGCAGTGTGTATCTACCCGAAATTCTTAAAATGCGTTCCGTCTGTCCATTCTGCCTACATTCTCAAAGGCTGGGTCAAGGCTTTTTGCAAGGTCAACGCTCGAAAGTATATGCGCTTACCCCTCATGACTTTATTAAAAGAAGCCTCGTGCTCAATGGCAAATATAAGGAATTTGATGTATGGCGGTCGGCTTACTCTTACTTCTACCCCAAATGTAGAGGATATGTTGATAAATCTACACACGAACGTGCTTATAGCTACCGAATCTATGATACGGCGCGGCTTCTATTCCCGTCCTGTGAAACAACGTTCGCGTTGGCGAAAGAAGTAGCGACTTTTGTTTATCTTTTCCATCTGAATAAGTCGTCTTATTGTTTGGATTTGTTCGATAGTGGTGCTTTGTATGACCAACGACAACTTTATGACCTTTGTAAGTATTTTTATGATTGGGAAGTAATTAACTTTCCGTTGGATAGTGTCGAATTTGATAGGTATGCCCATCGTGTTTACGGTGAACTTCTTCTTTCTAAGCATTTCTTATATACTGTTTGTGATAAACCCACCTTGTTGGAGCAGAAGCGTAAGCTTAGGCTTATTGAAGATTTTTATAGTCAATTGGATTATATGCATCTTACTGATTTCTTCGATTCTCAAAAGTTATTCTTTGAAAATGAAGATTTCTACGGTGACGGTGATTTGTTGTCTGACGAATGGGAAAACACTATATACCCCTACTTCTATGATAATTTTTATATGGATATGAGATTGTTTAAGAAGACGCCTGTTTATTCTCAATACTCTACGCAGGTATCTAAACTGTTTAATGACCGCATTAAGCATAAGAAACTGAATGATTTAAATAAGATATTTATCGATTAAAATAAATAGTATTAACCTTTAATTGTGTTGTTATGGCAAATATTATGTCTTTAAAAAGTCTTAGGAACAAGACTTCCCGAAATGGTTTTGACCTTTCGTTTAAGAAAAATTTCACTGCTAAAGCTGGTGAACTTCTTCCCGTTATGGTGAAAGAGGTACTCCCTGGTGATAGCTTTAAAATCAATCTTAGGTCTTTTACTCGTACACAACCTATTAATACGGCTGCATTCGCTCGTATTCGTGAGTATTACGATTTCTATTTTGTACCTTATGATTTGCTTTGGAACAAGGCTAACACGGTGTTGACACAAATGTATGATAATCCGCAACATTCTGTATCTCTTGACCCTACTAAGAATTTTGTTTTGGCTGGTACTATGCCCTCTGTTACGGCTGCTGGTCTTGCAAAGTATCTTGTTCATGTTTCGGAAAGTTCGGATAGAGATAACTATTTCGGTTATTCTCGTTCTCTTTGCAGTGCTAAACTTATGGAGTATCTCGGCTATGGTAATTTTTATCCTTATGCTAAAGGTGACCAATTTACCTGGGATGAACATCCCTTATTAAATAATATAAAATTTAATATTTTTGGTTTTCTTGCTTACCAAAAGATTTATGCCGATTATTATCGTGATAGTCAATGGGAAAAGGTTTCACCCTCAACTTTTAATGTTGACTTTATGGACGGTGTTACCAATGATAACAGTATAGAATCTTATTTAGAGGGTTCTGATTCTGACCCTATTATAGATAATTATAATATGTTTGATTTGCGTTATTGTAATTGGCAAAAGGATTTGTTTCACGGTCTTGTTCCTCATCAGCAGTACGGTACTTCTTCTGTTGTTCAGACTTCTGCTGTTGATTCTGGCAACCCTGCTGAATTTACTATTCTTGCACTTCGTCAGGCTGAGTTCTTGCAGAAGTGGAAAGAAATTACGCAATCCGGTAATAAAGATTATAAAGACCAGATAGAAAAACATTGGAATGTTTCAGTAGGTGACGGTTTTTCTGAATTGTGTACTTATCTTGGTGGTATTAGTTCAAGTCTTGATATTAATGAAGTTGTAAACAGTAATATTACAGGTGATAACGCCGCTGATATAGCAGGAAAAGGCACAGGTGTTTCTAATGGTTATATTAACTTTAACGCTGGCGGTAAATATGGTGTTATTATGTGTATTTATCATTGTTTACCTCTTTTGGACTATACTGTAGACTTACTCGAAAGTTCATTTACTAAAGTTAATGCGACTGATTATGCTATCCCCGAATTTGACCGTGTTGGTATGGAAGCCGTGCCATTTGCTAAAATGATGAATCCGCCTAAAACTTCAAATGGTGCTAATTTCACCCCTTATTCATCCTTGGTATTGGGTTATGCTCCTCGATATATTGATTATAAAACGTCTGTAGATTCTTCTATCGGTGGCTTTAAAGATACTTTGAAAAATTGGGTTATTTCTTATAGCAATATTTCGGTTGCTAATCAATTATCTTTTTCAGGTAGTCTTGATGGTCCTATTCCCTCGGTTAAACCTATGAATTATACATTTTTCAAGGTTAATCCTAATTGTTTGAACCCTTTATTTGCGGTTGCTGTTAATAGTGAAATATCTACAGACCAATTTTTGTGTAGTTCTTTCTTTGATATTAAGGTAGTCCGTAATCTTGACACTGATGGATTGCCATATTAGTGTATAAAATCGTACATATTTACTAATTTATAAATATATTTTACTATGTGGTGTACAAAACGACGTGTAGAACCTTATTTGGATGAGCTTGAGCCTTATAACGTATCTGCTAAAGAATTGAAACAAAGTGAATTTCTTGAAAATAGTCCTGTTAATGAGTTTTGCTTTGAAAGATTGGAGGTGAACGGTGAGGAAGTTGTTACGCTTACTTCTGATATTTATATGTTATTCAATCAGCAACGATTGGATAAGATGTCTAAAGACCGTTTATTAGCTTATTTTGAGAACCTTTCAGTGAATGAGCCTAAAATGCGTGAATTGCGTTCTAAGTTGAGCGACGACCAGTTGTGTAGCTTTGTGAAATCACGGTTTATACAGTCACCGTCTGAATTGATGGCGTGGTCTCAGTATCTGATGAGTTCGCAGGATGAGATGATAGCGGCCGCTGCTGCCGAACAACAGACCGAACAGCCTGCTAAGTATGAGGTAGACCCGACTCAAGAACCCTAAATATATTTTTTCCTTTTCTTTCGAGACGTGCAAAAAAACAATGCAGGGAAAAAATATACGTTTGGCGTTCTGTAGTAAAAATTGTTAAATGTGCGTGTGCGTTTACGCGCGCGTATATTTAACGATTTTTGGTACAGGTTGATAAACGGATATTTTAGCCCTACTTTATCTTTGCACATCTTGAGAGATAAGGAAAAATTTATAACTCCGTGAGCGCGGGAGCGCGAACACCGCTCTGTCATCTCGGATGACGCCGGAATACATTGCGTAACGTAGTGAAGCGCGTCAGGGATTGCAGGCGAGTATGAGCGAAGCGAATATGTTTGAGCCGGAAAGCCCGCCCGGACGCCCAAATAAAAATTAAAAATCTTATGTTAAACGAAAAACTTATACAATTATGGCAGCTTCTGCAATGACTGGTGTTGTTGGTTCTGCTATCGGTGCAGGTTCTTCTCTTATTGGCGGTGCTGCTTCAACCGCTGCGCAAAATGCTGCTAATAAAGAGATTGCACAAATGAACAACGCATTCAATGAAAAAATGTTTGATAAACAGGTCGCTTATAATAAGGAAATGTATCAGCAACAACTTGGTGACCAATGGAAATTTTACAATGATTCAAAGCAAAATGCTTGGGATTTGGTTGAAAATCAACAACAATTTCAGACGGACATGTGGAATAAGAGTAACGAGTATAACTCGGCTTCTGCCCAACGTGAACGCCTTGAAGCTGCCGGACTTAATCCCTACATGATGATGAATGGCGGTTCTGCAGGAACTGCTCAAACTATGTCCGGCTCTGCTGGTGCTGCACCCTCCGGTGCTGCTCCATCCGGACAAGGTGTTACGCCGCCTACTGCTACCCCCTACTCTGCTGATTATTCTGGTATCACTGCCGGACTTGGCCGTGCTATTGACGTGTTGTCTTCTATGCCTGACCGCAAAGTAAAAGAAGCACAAGCGGATAATCTGCGTATCGAGGGTAAATACATTGCCGGAAAAGCTATGGCGCAAATACTTCAAATGAAGACGGAAGCCAAAACGAAAGAAGCCCGCTTAGCCTTGGACAAGCTTATAGCTGATTTCGATAACAATCTGAAAGTATCGAACATGGCAGTAAATGAGCAAAATATAGCTGAAAGCAAAGCGCGTACACAATTGTCAATTACTGAAAATCTCATGCGTAATCAGGAACTTTCATTCTTACCACAAGCTCAAAAGCTCCAGCTTGCGCAAGGTGCTGCCGATATTGCGTTTAAGTACTCACAGAAGAATTTGACCGATAAACAAGCACGTCACGAAGTCGAGAAACTTGCTGAAACTGTTGTCCGTGCAAACGGTCAGGCTTTGCAAAATCAGTTTGATGCGGATACGTATAAAAATCGAGTAAAACAAGTGCGAGAGGTTCTTTGGAATACTATGCATGAAGCTGGTCACCTTACCGGATTAACTAATATTATTGGACGTCTTATTAGACCTGCTTATGAATAATTTTATATATTTGTATTAACCAAATATATTTAGTTATGAAATGTTTATTTTTGGGCTTCTTGCCTGCTGGTTCTGAATGGATAATTATAGCTTTGCTTCTTATCCTTATTTGTGTTTGTGTCTTTCGTTCGCTTCGTAATTTATTGAAGTGAAACCTAAGTCATTTTCCTGAAAGGCGGCCGATTAATGATTTCGGCCGTCTTCTTTCTTGTCCTATTATACGAAAAATGACAGGCCTATGAATTACTCAATAAAATGGTGTCCTATCCCGTTTCATGACCTTATCGAGATATTCGATTTTCTACAACATCTATCCGTTGTGCGGTTATATCAATTCGATGGTGCTGATATTCTTCTGAATGGTCGCCCTATTTTGCATCTTATGGTCTATTATGACGGATTTTATAGGATTACATATAAAACTTTACGCTTGTAATATTAAAATATATTAAACTTACTATTGATATTACATCACAAACATAGGAAATGGGACATGTAATAGTATAACCATGAAAAGATAAAAAATAAGTGGACTCCACTAAAACTAATTCAGCATT